TACTTTAACTTCAACGTCAGCAATCCAAGTGAGGCCACCGACTCGATCACAGGGACTCTTGTCTCAGGCCAACTTAACACCATCAAGTCAATGATCTCACAAACCACTGGCCTTCTCATCCTCACCAACAAGGCCTCGTGGTTGATTACAGGAGGTGGGAATGGAACTGCTGTATCCCCAAGTGCCCTCGTTGCTAACGCCCAATCCTTCAATGGCGCGAGCGATGTGCCGCCAATTGTGTCGAACTTTGATGTGCTCTATATGCAATCCAAAGGTTCGATCGTCCGCGACAGCGCCTATAACATCTACGCCAATGTCTTCACCGGAACCGATATATCCGTTATCTCCAGCCACCTTTTCTACGGTTTCACCGTTCAAGAATGGGCATGGGCTGAGGAACCCTTCAAGGTAGTCTGGGCTGTACGCAACGATGGCGTCATGCTCACCCTCACTTTCCTCAAAGAGCAGGAGTTCACCGCATGGTGCCATTCCTCCACCCCCGGCGGCTTGTTCAAATCGGTCGCCACCGTCACCGAAGGCACAGCCACCGCGGGAGAAGTCGATGCGATTTACACAGTGGTTGCGCGAACGATTGAAGGCCAGTCTGTCCAATACATTGAGCGAGTGGCCGAGCGTACTTACCCTGGCGGTGCTGTTGATGCTTGGACTGTGGATTGCGGCATTCAATACGTCGGAGCACCTGCCACCGAGTTCTCCGGTGCACAGTTCCTCGCTGGGCAGACTGTTACAGGTCTTGCCGATGGCAAGGTGATCACGCCATTTGTGATGCCGGCGGACGGAGAGTTCACTATTGGCACGGCCGCTAGTAAGGTCACCGTCGGTCTCGGCTTCATCGCTCAACTCCAGACCCTTGCCCTAGACCTTGGCGAGCCCACAATTCAAGGCAAGGTCAAGAAGATCAACAACGTCGATATCCGAGTAACCGAGACCCTTGGCCTTTCCATCGGTTCGACCTTCAACAATCTCGTCCCGATGAAGGACCTTGTCGTCGGCAATGTGTCCTCAATGCTCACCGGTCAAGCTTCCCAGGTGGTATCCGATCTCGTCACCGGTGATGCCCGGACCTTTCTCGACCCCACCTACAACGTCCCCGGCCAGTATTGCATTCAGCAATCCCTCCCATACCCGGCCACTATCCTAGGGGTCTTCCCTTCCATCACCCAAGGCGATCAAGGATCGCGCGGGGGATGATTCAAATCTACCACACCGATGGGCCTCGTCTACACGGCTTGATTTATCCTCAATGCTTAGCCATGCTACCTATGGATCAGCAGGAAACAATGGCTCGGTCATTGAACAATTCTCCAGATGCATGGGTGGCCTATGCTGATGAAACAGTGGTGGGATTCGCAGGGGTCATACCACCAACTCTACTCAGTTCCACCGCATACTTCTGGCTCTATACGACACGACATTTTTCGACTCATCGTCTGGCTTGCACCCGGGTCTCACGTCGATTGGTTGCGGATGTACTCAACCACTATCCCGTGCTTGTTGGACACTGCACTCAACAATCAGCTAGATGGCTCCGCTGGCTCGGTGCTACCCTTGGTGAACCCCAAGGCCCCGTAATCCCATTTCGGATAGAGGCGTAGCGATGGCCGCAGCAATGGGCGCAATTGGGATAGGAGCTACCCTTGCTGGGGGGATCACCTCAGCGATCGGGGCTGAGAATACCGCCTCGGCTACACAGGCGTCCTACAATTATCAGGCCGGCGTTGCTCAGATCAACTCCACGATCGATCTCCAAAACGCCGACTATGCTCGGTCGCAGGGGGAAACCCAGGCGATGCAGTATGGCATGCAAGCTAGTCAGCGGCAAGCTGCGATCCGAAACACCCAAGCTGCGTCAGGCCTCGACGTGAACTCGGGCTCCGCAGCCGATGTGCAAGCGTCACAGCGGACCCTCACCGCGATCGACACCGCTCAGATTCGATCGAACGCCGCGAAGACGGCTTATGACTACGATGTGAAATCCACGCAGGACCTTAATCAAGCTCAACTCGACATCATGGGTGGGGACAATGCGATCACTGCCGGGAACTATCAAGCGGCGTCATCGATTCTCGGCACCGTTGGTTCAGTTAGTAGTAAATGGATGCAAGGGAACCAATCGGGAATGTTCGGCTCATCTAGTTCATCTGGCGTTGGGTTCGTATCAGGACTATAATCGATGGCTCAAGTCCCGTATTCAGGAACACTTCAGGTCGCCCCTCAGGACACACCGATCGGTCGTGACTCCGTGCAGGCAACCCCCGAGATGTTCGGCGCGACTGTTGGCAATGCTATTCAGCAGCTGGGCAAAACCGAGGACAACGTCGGGAATGAAATCTTCGCGCGCGGCCTCGCGATGCAGGACTTATATAACCACTCTCAGGCCCAAGAAGCCGATGCTCAATACGCAATGGCTGCCGGGCAAACCTGGGAGAAAATGAAATCTCTCTCTGGCAAAGACGCAGTCGATTACTACACCAGCGGAGGTTACCAAAAGGACCTAGCCGATGCTCGAACGAATATACGCGATGGGCTTCCTAATGGTATGGCGCAGAAGATGTTTGATTCAACATCTTTATCCACATTTGTTCGAACTAACCTCTATGGTGCCGGTCGTTCTGGTGATGAGAACCGCAAGTATGCTATAAGCACAGCTGGGGCTAAGGTACAAGTCGCTAATGATCAAGCTTTAGCACAACCGACAGATGATAATGCCTTTCAAAGTGGGCTAGATGACGTCGAATCCAACACTAGATTTCAAGCTCAAGCTTCTGGGCTATCACCGGAAGCTGAGGATGAAGCAGTAGCAAAAGCTAAATCCAATTTATGGGCTCAACGCATTACTGGATTAGTAAGAGGTGGGCAACCGCTTAAAGCCAAGGATATGCTTGATGATGCGATGGAAGATGGCCAAATTCGCGGTGAGGATAATATCAAACTAACTAACATGGTCCAAAGCGCCAACCATACCACGGGGGCCAGGATGATCTCCAACGAGGTTATGACTGGTGGAGGGAACCGTTGGGGGCAGGGATCAATCGATATCAAGCAGGCAGGAGAGGCCATTAAGCAAATTGAGTCCGGTGGGAACTATGGATCGATTGGAGTTCAGACCGCGCATGGCCGAGCCCTCGGAGCGTATCAGGTAATGACGGATTTTCTTCCAGATTATCTCGCGAAGGCCGGCCTACCTTCAATGACACCGGCTGAGTTTTTACAGAATCACGCGGTGCAGGATCAGGTCTTTGCCGCGAACTTCGGCGCGAGTATGAAGCAATACGGCTCGGCCAATGATGCCGCCAGTGTATGGCTTACCGGCAAGCCTCAGGCTACTGCTGGAGATGTAAAAGATGCTTTGGGTACGAACTCTCAGGCTTACGTAGCCAGATTTAATGCAGCCCTAGCACAAAAGGCACCGCTTTCAGCGCAGGTCGATATGGGCTCGCGCATCGCCGCTGAACGGATGCCTGATGATCCACTATTCCCTGACTTCGTTCGGGATCGAATCGAAATGGATCACACCAAACAGAATCAAATCAAACGAGACGATATTTGGCAAGCGCAACAGCCGATTGAAAACACACTTATTGGTGCCACGAGCCAAAATGGCAAGCTCCCTACCACTGTAGAAGAACTCACTGCCGATCCTCAAGTAGCCAATGCTTGGGATAAACTTGGTGAACTCAACCCAGCAAAACAGCGATATTACCTTAACGTCCTTGCTCGTAATGCAAAAGGAGATCATGCGCTTACTCCCGAGACCTTAAAGCAGTATACCGGATTTACCGGTGAAGCCATTCAACGCCCAGCAGACTTTGTTAACGAAAACATCCTAGACACTGACCTGCCGATAGCTAAGAAATCTGAGTTGATAAAACTTCAACAGTCAATTCAGGGCAAAACCGATCAAGGTAATCCAGCAGTAATGCAAACAATGAAAGATTCGGCTGATATTATAAACGCAGCGGGGATCACTAAGAAGAATACAGCTGACTACGATCAATTCACCGGGCAGCTTGCCGATCAACTACGGCAGTGGAGTCAGGATAATCAAAAGCCGCCAAACTTTGAACAGCGACAAACCATTGTCAGTCGCTTGCTACAACAACAACATTCGGATGAGTTTTGGTTTAAGGGATCTACCGATAATATGTACAAGCTTCCGGTTCCTCCTGGTGTAAAAAAAGAAGTTCAATCAGCCCATCCAGAATGGACTGATGAACAAATCCAACGAGAATACTCTCGACAGAAGTACCAGAAATTATACGGCAGCACACCTAAACCGGAACCCGGTAAGTAAAAATGGCAGATGATGTAACTGCTTCAGATATTATACAAGGGCTTAGTAACCGTACACAACAAGCTCTGCCGGCTGTTGTGGGCAATATTGATGAAAACCCCGATGATGCGCAGCGGGCGATGGATCTTGCGACGGCTACAGGAGTTCCTGCAACATCGATATATGGTAATCTAGATGAATTCGAGCGGCAGAACAAAGCCGCTATGGCATCATCAATTGTAGCGGGGAATCCACACCTTGCAGACTTCGTTCAATCGAACCCGATGGTGCCGAAGATTGCCAATGGAGATTATGCCAGCCTGGATAAACTTAGCCAAAGCATAAGCTCGGCAAGTTGGCTTCACCAAACGGCTGACGCATTGGACCTATCCAAGTATGCCTTTCCTAGTGGCGCTGATCCGTTAGCTCGCTTCAAGGGCGGCGGTCCTATTGGCGACACCGGTGCAAGTCTGGCCGATCTCCAGAACCATCCCTTTGCCTCCGCTGTGGCTGCTGCGGTTGCAACCCCACTTGATCTGTTCTTCCGTGGCGTTGGAGGCACCCTTGAAACCGGTGCTGATATGGCGAAGAACATTGCCACGTCAGTTGGCGGGGAATCCCTTGGCCGTGATATTGGTGCGATCGCTGAAACCGAAGCTATGGGTATGTCCGGTCGACCTCATGGTGAGTTAGGCGGGGCAGCCCAATATAACGAATATCTTACCCAGTCTCATGACCTCGCTTCGGTTAACCTTTGGCTAAAGAATCAACACGAACCACCACCTACCATCCTACCCGAATACGACAAATATCTTGCCGATCGCAATGCTCAGGAAGTCGATCAACTTGGGGAGATGACCAAGAATGCCCAAGAGCCGTTTATTAAGGAAGCCGCTCCCGATTTACTTAAGCAGTTCATCGATCAACATACCCCGGCATCGATCGGTGTGTCAGGTGAGGCGGTGGCCAAGCTCTATGGTGACAAGCTCCCAACTCCCGATGACGGTCTATTGGGGTGGGTGCCTGGTATTGAGGATAAGCTCGATCTCGCTAGAACCACAGGAGACGATGTTTCGATCCCCTTAAGTGATTGGTTGTCGAAGGGTGGGAACGAGGTGTTCCCCCTATTGAAGGATGATATCCGGACCCAGCCTAATGGGATCACGGCGAATGAGGCTAAGCTGGGGTCGGAGCAAGCGGCGGCTAATCCGGTGGAGCCCCTCCCAGAACTCGTTCCACAAACTCGAGCGGCATCGGCGTTGGAGCCGTTGTATTCGGTGGGGGATAGGAAGCTCCAGCTGGAGCGGATGCAAGAACAGAAGAACCCTCTTTATGGACAGGACCCGAAGGAGCTAGCCGAGAAGGATGGATTGAATTGGGATGATCTTGGCGGGTATGAAAGACAACGTTATGTAGATGCCACACAGAATTCTCATACTGGGTCCAAGTTCGGCCCTGAGCAAGGCTTTCACGACTTCTCAATCAATGACGAGAAAGGCAACCCTGTAGGTTCGCTGAACATCTCCGAGCAACAAGATGGCAAGCAACTTTACGTCGACATGGTGAATGGGATCGGTGGGCTAGGCCCTCGCGACTTCGGCCCCGCCCTTATGCGATCCCTCCTTCGCCAACTCAAAGCCGAGTTCCCTAACGCCGAGTCGATCACTGGCCATCGGGTATCGGGGGCACGGGAGAAGGCCGGGAGCTATATGGCCGCATCAGCTAGCCCGGTGGTTAAGCTCGACGCACTCGATACTCAGTCCGCCCACGAGAACCTTCGCCAAATCCTAACCGGCGGCCAATGGGAAACCTATTCGCCGAACATCAAGGGCTATGTGAAGCCCGATGTTGCTCGATCGGCCGAAGATCGTAAACTTGCCCAAGTGGTTAATGACGAACTCGACCGCATTGTCCCCAAGAAGACCGCGACCCAGGTGGTGGATAAGATCACGGCCGATGCCTCAGGGGTTGAGGGGCAACGTGCGGGGGAGGACATCCGGGTTGGTGGGACTTACATCCGCTACAAGGACACCTACCCGATCATCCTTGCTGCCCTTGATGCTGACGATGTCCTCGGCACCGCGAGACATGAGGCCATCCATCACCTTCGGCAGTATGGGTTCTTCGATAAGGAAGAGTGGTCGACCCTTGAGAACGAGGCCCTTGCTGGAGGGTGGCTAAAGAAATACAACATCGATAATCGATACCCCACAGGATCACCCTCACTTAAGCTTGAGGAGTCGATCGCTGAGGCGTATATGGACTGGACCAAGCGGCAGGATGCCCTTGGGGAACGAGCAAGGGAGATCGAACAGGTCCCTTCGCCGCTCGACGCAATCTTCCAGAAGCTTAAGGATTTCCTCGGTGGGATCAAGGAAAAGATCAGCCAGCTGTTGGGGAAGGATGCCTCATGGGAGGATGTGTTCGCCCGGGTGCATACTGGAGAGGTTGGGGGCAGGGAGGGCACGGAGCCGCTGGACCCGAGGGCGTTTAATGAGAAGCTGAGTGTTGAACCCCCAGAACCCACCTCCAGGGTCTTCGAACGAGCGGCCGCCCTAGGGATGACCGTGGATCAATTCAAACGCTATGATGAACTCATCGCCAAACGCCACGCCGAAGATGTTACCGAAGCCACCCGCCGCGCCACCGAGGAGCAAGCTCGTGAGCAAACCAAGCAATGGAAAGAAGATCGTAAAGCTCTACGGCCGGAAGTTGCCGACAGTATTCGACAACGGCCGGATGTGGCAGCTGATTTATTCTTCGGAGCCGGGGAGTTGTACGGGAAGAAGGTCCCGCTTGGTTCAGTTAAGCTTGATGCCAGTGCCCTTAGTGAAGCCCAGAAAGCTGGGCTCCCTAGGAACTACTACGGTGAACACGGACTCCATCCAGATGACGTTGCAAACCTTTTTGGATATGGTTCTGGTGATGCGATGGTGGAGCGCCTCGTCCAATACAACGCCGCGAAGCTCCAAGCTGGTGGGATGAGCGCGAAGGACTTCGTCTCCCGGGTCACCGATATCGAAACCGATCGGCAGATGAAGATGAAGTACGGCGCGCTGGAGGACAACATCGTCGATGCGGTTAAGGAGCAAGTCACTGGGGAGACCCAGCAGAATATCCTCCATGAAGAGACGATGGCCTTGGGGATGAAAGCCGGGCAGGCGCCCCTCGACAAGGGCACGGTGGTTCAGCAGTTGAGAGATGCCTTTGCGAAGATGCCACTGGGAAATGTTTCGAGCGATAGCTATATGCGGGCTGCTGGTAAGGCTGGGCGGCAGGCCGAGCTTTCCCTCCTAAGCAACGACTCGGCTAGTGCCTTCCGTGCGAAGCAGCAGCAGTACTACGCGACCGTCATCGCCAACGAGGCCTCGAAGCTGGAGAACCAGATCGCGAAGTTCGACAAGACCGCTAAGAGGTTCTCCAAGCGGGAAGTCCCAGCGGTTGATCAGGAGTACACTAACTTCATCCACGATATCCTCATGCGGGTGGGCAAGTCGGTTCGCCGATCAGTGCAGGACCTCGAAGGGGAGATCGCGGCGGGGGAGTATAAGGACCTTGCCTCGTTCGTCGAGGGAAAGAATAGCTTCTATCTCCGGGAGGTAGCGGTGTCCGAAGCCCTTCAGGACCCAGGCTTCCGTAAGGCCTTCGACGATCTTACGGTCGATGAGTTCCGTGGGACGGATATGTCGATTCGCTCGCTGGTTGCCAATGGCCGGGACGAGAAGAAGATCACCAAGGCCGGGGTTGCCGAAGACCTCGCAGTGGTGAAGAACCAGATGATCGATCAGCTCAAACAGTTCGGAGAGAAAACCTATGACGCTAAAGGTGGTCGTTGGATGGGTCCCATACCTCCAAGAGTGGCAAAGGTGTTACGCACATATGGGACCGCGCACATCCAAATGGAAAACCTTTTCAATCGGTGGGATCATGATGATCCACGTGGAGTATTCCAGCAATACATCATGCGCGATCTCGTTGACGCTGCGAACAACGAAAGCGTCATGGAGAAACGTTACGCTAGCCGGCTCCGTGATCTGGACGACAAAGCCGATCTCAAGAAGTCCGTCGACAATCCCCTCTTCAAGGTCCCGGGCACCCAACAGCTGATGACCCTCACCCGAGGGAACCTTCGATCAATCCTCCTCAACGCAGGCAATCCCTCGAACCTCCTCAAGATGGCGAAGGGCTACAACATCCCCTCCGATATGCTAACCGCTTGGCTTCATACCCACGCCACCAAAGAGGATTGGGACTGGGGCCAGAAGATGGGGGATATCTTCGGTGACCTTAAGAAAGAAGCCGATACCATGTACCGGAACCTCTCTGGGGTAGCTCCGGAGTCGATCAAGATTGATCCCATCCAGACGCCGCATGGCCAGTATCCGGGGTGGTATTACCCCCTCATTGCCCATCCCGAGTTCGAAGGTCCGGTGAAGAAGATGATGGGAAAGGACGCCCTCGAACAAGATGGCTTCGTTCGGGCGACCACTGCGAACGGCTACACCAAGTCCCGCACCGGTGCTTCCTATCCCCTCGCGCTAGACCTCGACATGCTCCCTCCACGTATGAAGCAGATGATCCATGACATCTCGATGCGGCCCTCCATTATTAACGCCTCAAAGATCTTCTACGACAAGGACATCCGCTCGACCATCCAAACTCGGTTCGGCACTGAATGGCGGGATATGCTGGTCCCCTACCTCACCGATGTAGCCAACTCCGCGAACTACATCCCGAAGGACCAGCGGATGCTTGCCAATGCTTCGGAGTTCATGAGGCAGAACCTGATCTCAACCCTCGTTGGATTGAACCCCGGTACGGTGTTGAAGCATGGGCCGACCGCCCTTGTGCAATCCCTTCATGAGGTCGGGCCGGGGAACTTCTTAAAGGCGCTTAAAGGGCTTACCTCGATCAACGAGCGCACCGGTGAAACCAATTGGCAGTTCGCTATGTCGACGAGCGAAGAACTCCAACGGCGGCATCAGAACTACGTGGAGACCCTCGGCGGGGCCACTCAGTTGCTCCAACCCAAGGACGGCTTCGCCTCCTTCCGCTCGACGGTCCAGCGCTTTGGTGCCTCCCCCGTCGCCATCTCCGATCTCCTTTCCGCAGTCCCAACATGGTTGGCCCAGTATGAGAAATCGATCACTGAGGGTCAAACACATGGTGATAGCGTGTATGATGCTGATCGTGCTGTTCGCCGCGCTCATGGAAGCATTGCGATTACTAATCGATCTTCGGTGATGCGGGGTGGGGCACTGGCGCAGTGGATGACCTCGGTGTATGGGTTCTTTAACCATATTATGAATCGGCAGTATGAGCTTCTTTGGAAGTCAGGAGAGGCCCTTGATCTGGTTAAGGAAGGGAACTACGGCGAGGCTATGAAGCGAGCGCCTGAACTTACGAGCATGCTCTTCGCCTATGTCCTTGCCCCGGCGTTGATTGAGGAAGCCATTACCCCCTTAATGTCCGACGAGAACGAAAGCTGGGGGAAGAAGGCCGCAAAGGGTGTGGCGTACACCTTAGGGGCCAGCTGGGTTGGCATTCGGGACATCGCCAATGCGGTCCTTAACGGGCGGGACCCAGCGATTGGGTTGATTCAGACCCAGGCCAAGGCCCTCACCGACTTTGCTCGGGACATGGGGAAGAAGGCGCCGTTCTCCAAGGAACACGCGGGGAAGGTTGTGCGGGATGGGTCGACCTTGCTCGGGGCCCTCACTGGGGTAGTCCCAGGGCAGGCCGGGCGGGTAGCGCAGTTTGGCACCAACCTTGCCAGCGGTCAAGATAAGCCTAAGGGTCCATGGGGCTGGCTCACAGGGGCGCGGTTCGGCACAATTCAAGGTCACCCATCGACGTTCCAAGAATGGCAACGTCATCACTTAGGAGGTAGATAATGACTACACCAGCATCGATACGATCGAACAACCCCGGCGCAATGTGGGGGAAGGGGAACCCCATTGCTTCTAAATGGGGCTCCACCAAAACTGAAGACCTTGCTGATGGCCTTGGGCAAGGGAACAACATCGCGCACTTCCCCACGATGGTCCAAGGAGCGGCAGCACAGTTCGATCTCTGGAACCAACACTACACGGGGATGACCCTTCATGATGCTATTCGAAAATGGTCCGGTGGGAACTGGTCCCAACCATACGCTGACTTTCTTACAAAGAACACCGGCTTGTCAATGTCGACGGTGATCACCTCGACGGTTCTTGCTTCATCGCAGGGGCTCAAGCTGATGGAATACCAGGCCCGTTGGGAGGCTGGGGTTCCCTATCCGATGACTGAGGCTGAGTGGCAATCGGCACAGGCGTTGGTGTTTGGGAAATCGGTGCCCATTGCCCAACCTCAAGTAGCGGCTAAGCCCTTGGAGCCCCATGTGGTCACTATGACCCTACCCGAGGGAACCACTCTCGTTGTTAATGGCAAAACCATTCAATTGTGAAAGGAAAATGAATGTCGCAACTTACCGCTAAGCAATGGTTCCAGATCATCTCTGGAAGTATCTCCGGGTTCATCACAGCTGGGGCGTTATTCACCAGCTTGTTCGGTCAGGACATGACGCTTAAAATCATTGCTGGGCTCGGCCTTGTTAATATCATCCTCTCTTCCGTCGGCGCCACGCTCTCTGGGCAAGGGGCCACGGTGAAGGAAGTCCTCGCCATGCCCGGAGTGGAGAAGATCACGGTCAACGCTCAAGCCAACCAAACCCTATCCGCCATTGCTATTGACCCGAAGGTGGACAACATCGCCCCAACCCAAGCCGCTGAGGCAAAGGTTTCTGAAACCGCGAAAGGATAAGCATCAACATGAGCGTCCTTGATTTTGGCCTTGAAGCTTATGGTATCCCCGAGGCTACCGTGCAAGAATTGGACAAACAACTTCCGGCATTACAGCGGTTGTTGGCTTTGTACAAACAGGCACAACCGGACATTGCTGCGGTGCTTCCGGTAGTTCAGCAAATCATCGCAGTGGTAAAACAGAAGGAGACCTGATAATGACCTTAAGCACCACCATTGAAAACTTCCTCGTTGAAACCGAAGCCGATGTTCAAGCGGTGATCGCTGATGTTTCAAAAGGGATTGCTCAGGCCGAGACCTATATTGACGATGCCCTTACATGGGTCGTTAATAACATCCCAACGATTGTTGCCGATATCGAAGGGGTGATCGGCTTCGCGGCAGCGGTTGGAGCTACGACTAACCCCACAGTGGCGGCCGCGGTCGCTGCGGCACAGACTGCGATTACGGCGCTCAACGCTGTGGCTTCGGCAAAGAACTCTGGCGCCTCGGATGTTCAGACCTTGCTTGCTGGTTATACTGCGGTGAAGCAGGCTCAGGCTTCAGCTGCAACTACTGCGGCGGCATCAACTACAGCAGCCGCACAAAGCACTGCGGCACCGACCACTTAACCTACATAAGGGGCTGTCTGTATGGAACACGAGTCGTTGATTGGAATTGCTATTCAGACAGCCCTGTTTCTCTTAGGCGGCTACGCGATGGTGATCAAAGCGGATATTGGAGCCCGGAACCTCAAAGAGGAGGTAATGGAAATGAAAGAGGAATTGAAGACCTTAGCCAATGTAATCACGGTTCAAGCGGTGCAAACGACTCGGCTGGATAACTTAACCGTGCAGGTAACACAGCAGGGAAGAACTATCGAGGAGCTTCGTCGTGGGACCGGGTTCATTGCCGATCGAAACGCGAAATCGGTGGACCGTGAGTATTAGTCCAGTTCCCCTTGTGGGACCTTAAACCAGCGCGACCCGTGCTTATCGGTCCCACGACTCTCCATCATCCCGGAAGCGAGCATGGTTTCAATCACCCGCCACAGAGATGTGAGCGGGATTCTGTTGCGTGCGAAGTTGACGATCTTGTGCTCTGGGACGCCATCGGGGCCGGAGAGCTTTACGAAGTGGGCGATTTCGTCGAGGGCTCTGGCGTCGGTCCCACTGGAACCTGATGTAAAGATATCTGGCATAAATTGCTCGGCTTCCACGAGCCAACCCATCGCACGATTAAAGTCCTCTTTCGTAAGTAGAAGAACATCAGACCTATCCGCGGCAGATACCATTGATAGTTTATATAGATGCACACGCCTGCGCGTTTTGTAATGCAGTAACTTCGGATGATTGACCGTTGGGGGCTCCCCAAGAGCACGCCAATTGTTAACTGCATCCCTGTACTCAGCAGTAACTTTGTACTCTCCCGATAGAGCGTTGATCTGCTTGATGTCATGAATCAAATCCTTGTCCATTTCTCGCGCCTTCTGCGCGAAATCGTCCCCAATGATCCGTTCGTCTGAGTGGATTAGGATCACCCGAGAGGTAAAGCCTTGGTCCCAAGCGTTCTCGGGCATAAGGGCGACGAGGTTCGATGGGGTCGTCCCCGAGATCAAATTGACCTGCGGCCGTGAAATCTTAATATCGATATCTCTTCCCCTTCGCTTCTGGGCATAGGGATCGGGATCATAAAAGGCAGAGAGAAGTCCCACCATCTCATCATCGTATTTATGCATAAATGCGGTAAGTTCCTCGGCGGTGATTGTAGTGTTGAAGTATTCGAGAGGTGGGTCAGGTAACCGAGCGATAAACCGCTTTGAGCTAGCCATAGTATCAACAAGACTCGCACCGGTGAGGGACGTGGGGGCGAAATGGAATTCAGGAATCTCTGACATGTACTTTTTGGCAACACGGATGATCCTGTTCTTCCCCACGCCGGGGTTTCCGACGATGAAGATGTAAAGGTTGGGGTAAAGTTCGGAGGAGGTTCGAAGCCAGCATCGCATTTCCATCACAGCGGCTACGGTGAATATCCCGGCCCATTTGCGGAAGAGGGCTGGGGACTCCAAATTGTCAGTGTGATTTTCGAATGATTCTATCCATGATTCCAGTTTCCGGCGTCCGCTTGCGGCCCCCGTCACCTTCTTCGTATCCGCGGAGTCCATCCGGGTTCGATTGTGCATCGTATCCGCCCCTATTCCAGCCACATTTGGCTTCGTATGGTATGATGAGTTGTCGGCCGTGGCCGATGTCTACGGGAACTTCTAGCTGGGTGAGGAGTTGGGGGATGATTTCATCTTCGAGGTGCTGGGGGTATTGGAATACGAGACCGTCATGTTCATGCATAATGGGTGTGGCGAGTTGAGAATGCCATATGTTGAGGAGGCCGTTGTTGACGATGTAGGCTTCGGAGTTCTGTGGGTCATAGGAGACGGCACCGCGGATGGTGTCTTCTTCGGTGCGACGATCGAGGAACCAACGTTTACGGCCGGTTATGCCGATGATGTAGCCAACGGTTACAAGTTGGCGGGCTACCCATTGATGCCATTCGTCGTGGCCGGGAAAGGCCAAGCGATAGAGGGGTTGGAAATTAGCAACGAGGTCAACGGGAACTCCGGTTTGTTGGCTGATGGCCGGAGGCATGCCCTTAAAGTTAGTGCCATGACCGATCTTCTTGCATAGGTCTCGATGGGTATAGTGACGGTAGAAGGGGGCCTTAGGGTTATCGCAGAGGTATTTATCGGCTTTGGGTTCTCCAGTCCAGCCAAGATTGGGCCAGACCAGCTTGGCGACGTAGGTGTGAAGGTCGCTACTTTCGCAGGCATCGAGGTAAGTGCCGTTTTGGAAGAGCTTCCACTGAATGGCACCGACGATGCGGGATTGAATTTGCTTGGCGTCAACCTTGCACCATTTCATCCCAACGTCGGCGATGAAGATAGAACGAAGGGATTCTTCGACGTTCTGTAAGTTCCCTCCCGTTCCTTCAATGAAGGTACTCGATGACAGGCGGCCGGAGTTTGTCCCCGCGATGTTATAGGTGGTTCGAATCCGACCATCCGAGTCGAGCTTTGAGTTTAGCTTCTTAATCTTCTCAGCGATGTCCGACATCGCGTTCATGTGGGTGACGATCGGCTTGGCTACGGTGTACCCGGCTAGACGCTCTCGGGCAGCGCGGTCAACTGTGGGTCGACCATGCCGTTTGATCGCTGGAATCTGTAAGCGGTTGTAAAATAAATCGATCCGATCCTGTGGAGAGCGCCAGTTGAAGCCGGGCATTCCTACGCCTTCGAGGACGATGCGTTCGAGGTTTCGCTCTAGGACTTCCATCTTGGTGAAGAGTTCATCAACGACTTCGGCCTTACGTTGAAGATCGATTCGAACTCCTCGAAGGCCCATCTCTAGGAGAGGCCCTTGGAGTTGACGTTCGAAGTGGTAAGTCTCGGCAGTAACCGGATCGAGTTGGATTTCCATTGCGTCGTAGCATTTGCGGGTAGCTAAGACATCGACGCCATTGTATATTTGCTCCCCATCCCATATCGGAACTGTATCTGGATTTGTTTCATGGGTGTTGATTATTCTAGCCATCAATTATCCCGCTTGATAGTGTGGCGGTTTTTGTGATCTACCTTCCAAGCACCGAAATCTGTGTACAAAGAACCAAGGTATCCTAGGCCCTTAAGAGCTTCTGGTTGAAGGCTATGGCTAAGCAACATGGTATCTTGTTGAGCCCCCATCACTCCGATTCCGTAGGCTCGCCAGAGGAAGGCGATGTCGTAGAGGCCGTTTTGGAAGAGCTTGGGAATGCTTCCATCCACAAGAATGTTGCGCACAAGTTGCCAAGCCGAGGACTCACTTGATTTATTCGGCCAATAACTTCGGTCCTTTGCTCGCTCGTCATCAAACGGTATAACGATAGCTCGGCTAGCTGAGGGGGCGAATCCAATGCAAGTAACTCTTGTTCCAGCTGTTTCAATATCGACAGAAAGGAGGCTACAGTCCTTCCTGATGTACTCGTTGATAAATTCATCGATATCCTCCAAAGTCGGTTCAATCCAAATCTCACAACTCGGCCGACGAACATCAGGGAACTCGGCCTCCCGTTTGGCTTTCATTAGGTCGAAGATCACTGTTGGTCTGTGGGACCATTCCCGAAGTACGGCGGCAGGATGATAAGTAGGAAGTAGCTTATAGCCAGTAACAAGATGAGTGCTAACAAGGGTCGTCCCACGGAGCTTTGATACACCCGTGCGGCCAGCGAGAGCCCACAAAGCAGTATTCCCCAGAGCGATAATGAGATTAGGATCGCGGGATAGAATTTCTTCAGCAAGCCGGTCCAGTTCGGGCTCAAACTCGGTTTGGACGTATCGAGAGGGGAGAAGGGCGGGGTAGGAGGGGATTCCATCGGCTTTGCCTCCACAGAACCACTCCAGCTTATTGCCGGGGGGATGTCTATTGAAGACATTAGTTCGGTACGTTTCAGGATGAAGTCCCCAAATGGCGTCGATAGACTTAGGGTCCCCTTTTTTGTAGTAATCGCTGATATATTGTCGGTCGAGTTCGGTGAGTTCAATGATTCCTGCGTCATGGAGCATCCTTAAGAGTTCGATTCCGCTTGGTCCACAAAATCCTTGGGAGATGCGTTGCTCTTGCTCCCCCCAAGCTTCGCCAACAATTACAATTGGCTTCAAAAGCACTTCTCCTCAACCAGCTTCGCGTATCCCACCACGTCCTCCCAATGTTGCTTCGACATCGACTTGCCGGAGAGGATGCGGGAGAACTTCAACGCGATCATATCCATAGATTCGCGTTCGATGTCGGAGAGGGTGTTCCAACCGGGCCCGGCGCGGAACATGCGCTTGAAGCTTTGAG